TGTGCGTCTATGGCATAAGCTGCCCCTGTCCTTGGGGCGTCATCACCAAACCAAGTATTTGATTGTGCCCATTGTAGGGCTCTTGGGTCTGGTTGAACTGCCTGCTGTGGAGCTTGTGTCTGAGCAGTTTGAACACTTGGATAATTCGGTTCCTTTACAGGTTCCTTATCTTCAAACAAATGTTTTTGTTGCTCAAGTGATTTTAGTTCCACTTTTGCATCAGCTATTGATTCAGCCGCCTCTAGCATTTTACCAGAGTCACCCGATTCATAAGCAGATGTGTGTTCAGAGCGAGCTTTCTCCAAAAACTTATTAGCTGACTCTAATTTAGAATCATAATAATTTTTTTGAAGTTTAGTATAATCTTTATTAAGAGTATTGTTCTTTTTTAACTCACTTTCGAGTTGTTGAACTCTACCATAATACTGATTTCTCTCTTGCTCATAGGCACTAGATTTTTTTACTAGTTCATCTATTCTTCGTTGAAGTCTTGATTTCTTTTTGGGAGCTTCTTCCTCTTCCTCATCGGATTTGGTTTCTTCCTCTTCTTTTTCCGTCTCTTCTTCAACTTTCGCTTCTTGAGGCTCACCCTCATCAGCGTCTGTTGTTTCCGTTGGCTCTTCGATTGCCTCAAGTTTTTCTAATGCTTCTTCTGCATTAAATTCCTTGAGCTTTTCTTCTTTGCCTTCTTCCACAACTTGCATCGGCTTTTTAGCCGAAGTATCGTGTACTATTTGCATAGGTATCTCCTAAGAATAAAAAAAGCCACCGAAATGGTGGCCTTCTACATAGCTATAAAGCTACTAATTTAGAGTGAATAATTAACTTATTTCACTCACATCTGGCACTACTGCCAGAATTTCGTCATCGTTCATTATGCGTAATTCCGCTTGACCGAATTTAAACCTGTGTCCTGCATATTTACCAAACATAACATAGTCTCCTACATTACACCAAGGGGAAGACATATCATCCCTGTTATACGCATCATTGCCTAATTCAATAACCTTACCTATTGAGGCAATTGCTCTGTGGTCTTCCACAGACTTGCTTGGTAAATATATACCCATATTTGTTTTGTTTGCGACATCTAGTGTCTTGATTAATATCCTGTGACCTGTTGGCTTTGGATATTTATCATTCTTTAATTTTACTTCTTCTAATTTAAAAGTTGTGCTACTCATCGTCTTCCTCAATATGTTTTGAGGATTCTCTTATCAAATCTCTTGCAATTTGCAAACCCCTTAATTCGCCGACAACTTTTTTATAATTATTATCTTCTATTTTACCCATTGCAAAGGCATCCTTGCGGTCGGTAATTTCCTTCTCAACCTTTGTTGAAACGTGCTTAATAAATTTTATTATTTCCACTATTTTTTAGCTCGTCCGCCTCTATTCATTTTTAAAACTCTTCCGCCTTTTTTCATTTTTAAACCAGAACCAACTGCTCCCACAGAACTTTTTCTTTTAGTTATCCAATTTTTTTTCTTATCGGTTTTTTTAGTTATCCATTTATTAGTCTTCTTGTCTTTTTTTCTTGTTATCCAATTACCAGTATCTGTATCTTTTTTAGTTATCCAATTTCCTTGGCTATCGGTTTTTTTAGTTATCCAATCTGTCATAATACCTCCTAGAATATACCCTTGAAATGTTTTTTTGCAATAGCTTTTGAGTTAACTTTTTTATAATTCTTATTCTTTTTAACACTCCCGCCTTTTTTATGTTCTGACCAACCGGGGTTTCCTTTTTCTTTATTGTGTTTAATTACTTTATTTTTGAATTTTTCAATTGCTTGCTCTTGAGTTAAACCTTCTCTCTTCATCATACGTTTAATAAAACTCATGAAGTTAGGGTCGTTTAAATCATAATCAGCGTTAGGTAATATAAAACGTGATTTACCGTTTTCTTCAGCCATTAAAATACACCTTTAAATTTAGTACCTCGTTTTGCTGCACCAGTACCTCTGGATTTTTTATAAGATGATTTCTTTACACTTCCGCCTTTTTTCATTTTGACGTAACCACCTTTGGCTTTTTGCATTTCTTTATGAACATCATAACCAAATTTTGTTGCTCCTCCTGCCGCAGTTAACGCTGCTCCTCCACCTAAAATATATTTTATTTTTTTTGCAGTAGACCAACCCTTTCCATCAAGAGAATTCCAAACTTTCTTTTGTGCATCAGTTAAGTCATCAAAATTTTTAGTTGCTTGTGTTGATAATGTGGCTGCCTTATCCTTTAATGTAGTTGCCTCATCCTTTTGCTGCTTAACAAAATCTGTTTGTTTATCTTTAAATGTCTTTTTTGATTTTTTCCATTTTGTTACAACCGCAGGTATTGCACCTATAACCATTTTAAATAAATTTTTTTTACCCAGTTTTGGTGGTATTAATTTTGGTTTTTTTTCTATTTTTGGTTTTTTTTCTATTTTTGGTTTTTTTTCTATTTTTGGTTTTTTTTCTATTTTTGGTTTTTTTTCAGTTGCCATTATTTACTCCTATACATATTTCTTTTTTTTGCTTTTTTTCATTTTTACAAATCCACTTGCTTTGTAATGTTTTCGTTTACGTTGCTTCTTAACGTATCCGCCTTTCTTTAAATTCTTAGATGCTTCTTCAGAATCTTCTTCATTTTTTTTCTTTTCTTTTTTTTCTTTTCTTTCTTTTGCCTCTTTAGCATCTAAAGGTAAGTCATCTATAGATGGCTCTTTATTTTTTTTCTTTTCTTTTTTCTTTTTTTTTTTTTTTTTTTTTTTAGTTTCTTCTTCAGTCTCTCCCCATAATGCATCAATTAAATTTCCACCTTGTTCCCAAAGGTCTGAAACAATTCCAGTTTCTTTACCACCAGTTAATTGATTTAAAGCCTCAGTAGCATATGGAGTAAAGTATGTTGCATAGTTTAAACCTTCTTTAGGGTCAGCTAAATATGGTGCTGTCATTGAAGGCACTGCAACATTACCCCACCATCCCCCTTTAGGAGAAAATTTACTACCAGTAGCTAAATGTTGTAAATATTGTGGCACATTGCCTAAAGTTGTATTAGCAATTTTATTTACTCCTTTATTCAATAAATTAATACCACCTCTAACAACATTCTGACCTGTAGGTGAATTTAAAAATCTTGCCCCTGCTCCTAATGCACCAATGCCTCCATAATATAAAGCGGGTGGAATAAAAAACATTATTCTTTACCTTTTTTCATTTGTTCTTTTGCAACATCACTCATAGTTTTCTCTCTTGCAAGGGATTTATTTGCTCTTGCTCTTAATGCATCCCTCTTCTCATTTGATTCAATTTGTTGTTGTTCAACTGCAATATCCGATTCCGCTTTTGCTTTATCGAGTTGTAATCTTGCAATATCAATTTGAGCATCCGCTGCTTGATTTTGCTCTTTCATATCCATCTCTCGTTGGCGGTCTTGAGCACGCTGTTGGGTATCCATATTTTTTCTATCTGCCTCTTGCTTCTTAATAGCCAAGTCTTGCATTGCAATCTGTACCCGTGGGTCTTGCTGCTGTTGCTGTTGCTGTTGTTGCTGTTGTGCCTGTTGATTGGCTTGTGACATTTGCATTCCCGCTTGTGCCTGCATTTGTGCAATTTGATTTTCCATTTCTATTGGAATTTCTTCGTATTTTTCATCCTTGCCCGGATTAGCTCTATCGTACTCTGGTGCAGGTGGTAACTGTGTTCCACTCTGTGCTGAAATCATAAGTCTGTACTTGTGAGCAGTGTGTTCTTGTATGTGAGCGGCGATAGCTCCTGCAATGAGTTGAGCCACTTGTGGTGACTGTGGCATCATTGTCGGGTCTTGCATCATAGATTGGTGCACAGCGATGTGGGCATCGTGGTCTTGTGCTGAATAAGCCTTAACCGGTCTGCCGTACATCATCGCATAGTTTTCTGTAGCAGGGTCTTTTCTTTTTGCCCCCGCTTCTGGTAGCAACATTTCATCAATGTTCTTGACATCTAGAGCTTCGTATAATCGTTTGTATGCCTCTTTCATGTCGTGTATTTGAGGTGCTGCTGCCGCTGCTTGCAACTGTGTCTGAGCTAACAGAACTCGTTGAGCAGTTGAGAAAATGTTTGGGTCGGAGACAGGAAGTATATCTACTCTGTCGTCAAAGTCTTTCTTAAAGACATACTTGCTGTCACCTTCAACCCTATAAGGATAGTAATCTGGGAGGAAATCCTTATTCACTCGTGTTATTATTTTAAACTCTTCACGTTGAGCCTTATGTAGTCTCTTGTGAATGGAAGACATTACCTTGATACCCTGCTCTAAAAGAGCAATGGTTGTTCCCACAGGTGCCTGTGAGTTCATGTCTCCCGACTGCAAGTCCGTGATTGCAGCTAGTCTTCTTCCCTCTTGTGTCATTGAGCCTAATAAGGCAAACAATGTTTGTGATGGTTCCTTGAATGGCAGGGGTACAATGGACTTTCTTATGTCCTCTCCGTATCCCTCTACATCTCTAAATTCACCAAAACCAACAGGCTGTTCCCCCTCTACCCTCATTCCACGAGCTTTAAACCCGCCGGGTAGATTGGAGAACTGTCCTGCATCAACCAAGGAGCGAAGAATGGTTGTTACTGATTTTTGTAGATTGCCCAATAGGTGGACATAGCCTAATCCATAAAAGCTAAATCCGGGCAAAAACCTGTAGTGTACGAAATGCTGTATGCGTTTGAATTCGGGGTCGTCTTCCTTGAAGTTCTCACGAATGGAGAGAACCTGCTTTGTTTCCTTACATATTGTTACAACATAAGGGCAAGCGTAATCCTTTTCATGACCCGGAATTTCCAAATCAACGTGCATCTCTAGAATGGTTAATCGTCCATCCCTCTGATAATTCTTTGAAGGTGTTAAACCCTCTATCTCTTGTATTTTTTGTGTAATGTCATTGGAGTCATCCTCTTCGGGATTCATATCCGTATCGACATCCATGTAAAATCCACTTACTTGTTTTTTACGCAATTCATTTTGTGTCATGCGTATAATGTGAGTGTATCGTCCCGATGTTCTTAAATCTGATGTGTTATAAGATATAACAAAATCGGTAATAGGAATAAATTTTGATACTGGTCTCTTCAATACCTCATCGTAATATATTTTTTTAAAGCAACTTCCAACAATAGGAAGATAGAACAACATCTGGTCGAAGTCATCGAAGTATTCCTCCATTGTCTCCGTCAGTTGGTAATTTAAGAATTCCTTAACCCTGTTTGCCTGCTTTATTCTGTCATCCGTGCGTTCGCCAATAACCTGTGTTTTAACAGGGCCACCAGATGGAAATAATTCCTTTATTGCCTGTGATTGAAACTGTACCGCCCCCTCAATCATCATAGGGTGATGAGCCGAACAAGCTCCGGGGAATGGTTTTGTTGTATCCTCTATTTTAAGACCAAGTAAATCCATCCCTTTTTTGATGGTTTCCTCGTAATCTTTTCTGCTGTGAACATCGGCGTCAAAAGCCTCCAGTAGTTCACTTGCGATATCTTCGAGGGTTTCATCATCCAAATCCTCTGCCATGTTGTCTGAGACTGCTACTGGCTCCTCTATTGGCTCACCTTCAGCAATGACGGTTACTTCTTCCTCAATAAGGGGATTAACAGGCTCTAGTGGTGTTCTTGCCATCTAGAATGTTCCTTTAAACTTTGTCCCTCTTTTAGCTGCTCCCATACCACGAGATTTCTTCTTGTTTACGGAGCCACCTTTTTTCATTTTAAGACCCATATTTTTTTTACGAGCGTAAGCCATACCGCCAGTATTCATTTTTGATTCTTTTGTTACATCTTGTACAAAGTCTAATCCCTGTCCAATTCTTTTTTTAGTTTTTTTAACACCACTACCTAATACTTTAGTTAAACTGTAATCACCAGATTTAAACTGTTTATATATTTCCTCACCCATACCTTGAAGTGGTGTGCCTACAATTGCTGATTTAACAGTTGTCATAAACGGTTTTTCTTTAAAGTTTCTAATAAAGTTTGGAATATCAAGTGATAAAATTGATTTTACTACACCTTTTTTCCCTTTTTTTACCTTATTTTCTTTTTTTCTGCCATTTTCTGCCATCTTATACTCCTATGTTCCTCATTGTTTTTGCGAGCCCTTCCGCTCTGTTCTTGGTTTGTTTCGCCCACCTGCTGTCTAGCATCTGGACGCTTGCTTCCTTGTAATTTGGGGGGTTTTCATTCAAAGCCACCCACATTTTCTTAAATTTAGATACCCCAGTGGGGCCAAGTTGAAATACCATCTCTATGATAATTCCCTTTGCTTTGTCGTCTATGCTGCAATCCTTGTATAACTCAGATGCAGAATTCTTTGCTGTTTCAAAATCTTTATCAAATACCCTGTCTAACTGAGCATCTGGATACTCCTTATCGTCCTCCCACCAGTCCTCAACGCATAAATGACCATATCCAATGGTTCTTTTTCCTAGAGTATCTTTGTATACTTTGTTTCTGAAACCTTCATGTTTCTTGATGGAATTTTTTATTGATTCCACTTTATCTTTTACCTTTAAGTTTTGTTAATTCAGCTTTTTTTTGTTTTTTAGCACGTTGACCAATTCTAGCCAAAGAACCTTTCTTTTTCATGCTTGCAACTGATTTAAAACCACCACGAGCAGCATCTCTAACATCAGCCCTGTGTTTATCAGCCATTTTTTCTTTATAGCTTTTAGATTTAGGATTTTGTCCTCCTGCTTTACCTTTATACCCTTTTATAGAACTATAATATATTTCTGCTGCACTTTTCTTTTTTGGAGATGCAGGCATAACATCTTTTCTTGGTATAGTTGTAGTTTTCTTTTTAATTGTTTTTTTACCATTTTTATGTGGATTTACCATATATTTACCTCTTCTATCACCAGTAGCTTCCTTTCGGGCCTGTGGGTTCCTCGAATGGTGCATCCTGCGGATGATTAATCATCCAACCCTTACGCAGTCTTATCAGAGCTTGCGTAGCCGAGTCAACTAAATCATCGTGTTTTGTGTTTGGAAAAGCCGCACACTGGGATACCACCGCTTCCGTTTCATCGGTGTCGGGTGCCCAAATTCTGCCACTTTCAAACAGGGGTGCAACCGAGTGTACCCGTGCCAGTTTATCCATCTTTCGTGGATTGAATGGCGTTATCGGTAGTCCCGTTCGCATTAACTCCTGTACGAGTGATAACCCACTCGCCTTTGCCTCTACCATAACCAAGTCTGGTTGGTGTTCATTGTAGAGATGAATGGCTGCATTCTTGAGTTCGGGGAATGTTAACCTCTCCCTCATGGAATCCAAGAGAATGAGATTGTATCCACCCTCGCCATTAAAGACACCCCACGTTGTACACGCAGAGTAGTCTGACGTCTCGTTTACAGTGTATGCTGTATCCCAAGACTGAATCTTGTATTCTATATTTGGCAGGTCTTCCTTTTTCCATGTCTTCCACCACCAACGCTTGATGAGGTTGCCCTCCTCGGTGGATGGCGTCTGGTTGTAGAGTGATGTCCACTCTCTGGTGCCAATTGTCTTCTTTATTTCTTCTAATCGCTCTATGGGATAGGATTCCCCCCATAATGGGTCGCCCTTCTCCAATCCAAGCATTTCGGCGGCGGTTTCATTCAGAATAGCGGGGAATTCAACAATATCCCAACCTTCGTGTCCCGTCTCCTTTAAAATCCAACCCGCTAAGTCATCCTCGTGCCATCGTGTTTGTATGAGAATAACAGAGGCATTGGGCATCAATCTTGTGTAGGCTGTTGACCTGTACCAGTCGAGGAGGTTCTTCCGCATTGCCTGCGAGTCCGCCTCTTCCCTGCCTTTAATGGGGTCATCAATAAGCAGTAAATGTGCACCCCTACCAGTAATGGCAGAGCCCGCACCAACCGCAAAGTACACCCCTCCCTTGCTTGTGTGAAATCTCCTCACACTCGCTGAGTCGGTTGATAGAGTTGCATCGGGAAATAAATCCTCGTAGTCCTTGCCCTGCAATTGATTTCTCACCTTACGACCAAAGTCATCGGCTAAATCCTGTGCGTAGGTGGAACAGATAATAAACTTATCGGGGTTCCTCCCCATGTACCACGCAGGAAAGAATTCTGAAGTCAGAATAGACTTTCCGTGCCTTGGTGGCATGAATATTGCTAATCGGCGTATATCCCCCCTCTCCACAGCCTCTAGTTTCTCTGCTAGGAGCTTTATATGCGGTGGGGTCTTGTAGCCCTCCATCTGGAATTGAGCGTAGCCCAGAAGCGAATTTTTCGCTTCCGAGCGTTTCTCTATTTCTTGTACTTGCTGTACCAGTTGCTGCAACTTGATGATTTTCTCTTCAGTGCTTTCTGGTATATGCATTTATTTAATTTTTATTTTTTTCGGTCTCATTTCCTCTGGAAGATTTCTCTTTATCTTCACACATAGAATGCCGTCACTCATCTGAGCGTCTTTAATTTCCATATGCTTGTCGAGAGTCCACATTCTCTTGAATTGGCGTGATGCCAAACCCCTGTGAATGTATCGCTCATCCTCCAATGTATTCTTGCCCTCTATAATGAGAGTGCTGTCATCGAGGGTGATGTTGATATCCTCCTTCTTGAATCCGGCTAGTGCCATCTCAATCTTGTAGTTATCGTCATCACTTTTAACGAGATTGTAGGGCGGATACTGCTGATAGCTATCAATGCCATCAAAAAAACTGTCAAATCCGACCAACATTTGTTTCATAAGATTCGGTGTGAATCTTGTCATGCCAGTGCTAATCATGTTTACCTCCTGTATTAGCAAGGTTACTCCCCCTCACAATGAGCGGGGAAACTGATTTTAATATATAACTGTATACTTTTTAAATGTACACCCCCATATTCCTGCTATTATGGTATGTCGGTAGGCACTATATGGATGTTAAAGTGTTCGGACAAAATGGGGGGTGGGGGGTCAAAAAAAAAGTATTCGGATATGTGGATGTTATAGTTAGCAGAATTACGTTCCATTTCAATTCATTTCCATGCTCATTCCATGTTATGACCGATATTCAACTACTATATATTGATTTATATGCTTTTACGCCTTCATTCCTGCTGTGAGTAATGTGATGTTATCCTTATATATCAATTATTTACTTGGATAAGATACGATAACTAAAGTTATTGTACCTTATAACCGACATATTAATGCACATTACAATGTACTCTACATATCCTTCTACTTAAACTCTTAATATCCTGCATTACTGAGAGCAACTCTTGAAATAATCCTGCTGTCGAAGAGTAAGCAAAACAGTGGTTCTCACACCCTCATATCTCCTCACTGAGAGACTTATTGATAGTGCTTGGACTCTTCTTACCTTCCTTCTCCATCCAATGCTCATGGCAGTGGAATATGACATTATGAATATTACTACTATCTATGAAGGA